ATTATATGTAATATATTTATCTATTTCTACACTGCTTGCACTAGGATAAAACCAAGTAATCTCACTAAACTCAGAATTAACACCTGCATGCACTTTGTCTCTTTCGTCAAAGTTAAAGTCTAAAAATACTTTGTCTTTAACAGAACATGGTATTTGTTGTGTTTGACCTGTATACATATAAAATGTATCTACTCCCATCCAAAAAACACTATCGTCAACAGCTACAGCTGATGAAGGGCTCATAATAGTTATATTTTTAGAAAGCTCTTTTATACCAAATGTAAATGGAGGACCAATAAACCTCATAGAATGTAAGCTTTTATTAGTAAAAACTAATATTTGTTCTTTTGTTTCTACTGCCTGCACAAACTCAGAGCCTCCACCAAGCCTAATATCACCTGCTGTATTTGTAGTAGTTGGAAACCAATCAACAGGGTTTTCTTGTGATGAAAATCTAATTAACAATGGGTCTTGTATACCGTTACCTTGTGTCGATGTAAGGCTAGCGCCTAATCCGTCACATCCAAAAGCAATAACATGCCTGTCGCTATCTGATACCATTATTTGTTTAGCTACAGTTGGCACACTTCTTTCTCCAGAAAATGTGTTAGTGGCACTAAGCTCAATAGCTCTAGCAGACACTCCAGAAGTTTTGTCCCAATAAAAAATACCACTATCTCTTGGATTAATAATTAAGTCTTCTCCAAAATTATCATGCGACCACAATCTAATTTGCGCACCAGAAACAGTAAGACTTGATGCATTGCCCCATCCAACAAAATCATTAGCAGAATCTTCGTTGCCCACAGCTAATCTAACAAGAGTATTATCTGCATGAATTGCTGCTGTAGTGCCACTTGCACCTCTTGTTGATGGGCCGCCACCAGTACCAAGAGTGTTTGATGATAATGTGCCAACAGTTATTAATTCATTATCTATTAATATTAAATCACCTGCTATAATACCTGTTGCGCTATCAACGTCTATTGCAGTTTCACTTGCATCTAAGGCTTCGTTAAGTTGTGTTGCTAAAGCACCAGATGTTGTTCCGCTCCATTGTCCTGCGCCCCATCCAGTTCCACCAACGGTAACATCAAGGCCTGTGTTTATTTGATAAACTGCTTTTGAAACATTAAAAGATAATGTTCCATTTGTGACAGAACCTCCAGTAGTAGAGGCACTAAGTTCAAAAGTTGTCCCATTTGTAATTGAAGACACAGTAGCATTTGCTGGTATTCCTGTACCAGTAACAGGTATACCAACAATAAGAGAGGCTGTACTATCCATTGTTATGGTTGGATCATTATTATAATCACAAGTAGCGTCTGTAAAAAAACCATTACCAGTATCAGAACCATTTGCTGCAACAGAAGATGTAATTGTATAAGAGTTAGAGCTTATAATTGATACAATTTTATATTCTATATTTAATATTGCTGCTGTTATTGTGCCGCCTAATGTTGCTGCACCCGAAAAAGTTACAAAATCATTTTCATTTGCACCATGTGCTGGGTCTACTACAGTTATTGTAGTTGATCCGTTGGTTGCAGAAAAAGTTACATCACCTGCTGATGTTGTGTTTCTTATTGGTGTTATGTCGTTAAATAACTGACCTTCTTCTATATAATATTTTAAATGAGTACCTATCCCAAGAAAATCAGAACCATCTAAAGCAACCCAATTAACTAATCTTCTAGCAGAGCCTTCATATGTATTAGTACTATACTTAGACCAGCCACCAATTTTTTCTGGCGTTCCTAATCTAAATCTTATTTTATCTCCATCAACAAAACCACCTTCATTACTATATGGAGTAATATCTGAAGATATACCGGGTTGAAATATTAATTTATTTAAAGGCATTATGCTGTACCCCCAGTTAAAGAACCACTGCCACTTGATGAAACATTACTAACACCTTGAATTGATTTACCTGATGCACCACCAGATGCTCCACTAGCACCATTAGTAGGAGCAGAAGAAGGAAAACTTACCGATGTTCCGCTACCATTACTACCCGTAGAACCAGATGATCCTGAAGCACCAAAAGCTCCACCTGCTCCACCAGAGCCGCCAGCTCCTCCATTATTTGAGCCAGAGCTTCCACTACCCGCCGATCCTGCTGACTGATTGTATCCTTGACCTACACCACCAGAACCGCCAGAACCACCCGTTTGTATTGCTAAACAAGTACCAGAAACTGACATAGACAAACTATTATAATAATAATTTTTTCCATTTGAAGCAGTTCCATAAGCCGTAAAATATGTTGTAGTTGAAGCTGTTATGTTTGCTGTTCCACTATTACTTCTTGATGTACCCGCGCTGGAAGTACTCGTGCTTACTGATATCGTAGGTGTTCCATATCCGCTTCCATATAGAGAACTAATATTAGCATAAACGGTATACACTCCTGTTATGTTTGTTTGAGCAGATATATAAATTGGACCTCTATTTGCACAGTTTCCACTAAAACCAGCTCCTGCGCTTCCAGAATGATTTATATCAAACTCTGCAGCATTAATTCCACGACCAAATTGTGCATTTATACCTCCCCATAATCTATTATAACTAACACCTGCACCATCTAAAGCACCAGCACTTGTATAAATTGAGTTTAACCAACTTGGTTTATTATTTTGAGGCGTAGAACTTCCTCCTCCACCTTCATCCACTAAATTTGAAAATGTAGCACTAGCTGTATAAACACCACTGCCTCCAGTGCCTCCAGTACCACCTCCACCACCACCAGCTTTTATTGTACCATTATTTACTAGAGTTACAGAAACACTACCATCAACTTGCAAAGCATTACCACCTGCTGACGATGCAGCTCCACCAGCACCTTCTATACTACCATTATTAGTAATGGTAATTGTACCTGCACCTGTGCTATCTATTTTTAAAGCTGGGGCTGAAGAGCTTGTTGCTCCTACTGTTTGTGATGCATTTATCACTATTTCTTTTGGATAATTTACTGCAAAATCATCACCAAAAACACCTACACCACTTTGATCTGTAGCAGTAGAGGAGTAAGTCTTTCTAAATGCTCTTGCTTGTCCATAAAAATCATTTATAGATAAAGGACTACTATTAGCGCTAGTTGGTATATCAGCAGACAAATTTGTAGCTGTATTATTATCTGCGTTTGCTCTAACTAATGAGCCTCCTCTGTAATAATCGTTCAATACAACAGGATCAGATGAGCCATTATTATACTCATCTCTTATGTTAGCTAATGATATTGTACCACTAGATTGTAGTGTCATTATAAACTTGTTCCAAATGCTGTTATATTATTAGCGGATGTTACCGCGCCATTAGACCCTAGCTTAAATACTGTTGTTCCATTGTACTTAAATAACAATTCATTGTCTCCAGTATCTAATGATATTGCCCATTTACTTGATCCAAATAGTATTGCGTTACCATTAGTATCTAAATTACCTCCAAGTTGAGGTGTTGTGTCTCCTAATAAATCTGTAGGAACTGTTGCTACATTTGCATTAGACCCAGTGCCATCTGCAAAAACTATGGCAGATGTACCAGTAGCTAAAGCTACAGTAGTTCCGGAACCATCACTAGCTCCACTATCTTTTTGTTTTACTGTAGCTGTTTGAGTAGTAGTATTTTTTATAAAAAACCATTTTTGTTGATCATTAGGAGATATAACTAAATCAAAACCAGATGAAGGTGATCCAGATAAAATTAAAATTTTATAATGCCCATCAGACAAAGTACCGTCACTTGTACTTACAACTTTATCTCCAGATATAGTTAGAGTAACAAGACCATTAAGTGTTCTGTCTATTATATCTAAATTGTTATTAGTTGTAGTACCCCAAGAACCTGATTGTTCTCCTGCGCCTATTTTTTCTATACCACCATTTGATGTATATGTACTTGCCATGTTTACCTCACACTTCTATCTCTGTCCAAGTCTCTGACCCAGACGGAGTTACTGTTGTCCAACTTTCTGTACCACTTGGTGAAATGGCTGTGTATTCTTCTTCTGTAGCACCTGCATTAATATTCTCATACAATAAATCACCATTAGATGTTTGTGTTATATTTAAATTATTTGTTGCAACACCTGAGCCTATCATAATACTATTTGCACTTTGTGTAAATGCACTACTCAAAGTTGCTTCAGTAAAGTTTACTATTCTTATATTTTCGGTAGTCTGTGTAAAAAAAGAACTAATGCCTATTATACCACTTGCTTTAGTATTTACTTCAGTAGTTTGTGTAAAATTACCACTTAAAGAAATAGTACCTACAAGTGTTCCAACTCCTATACTAGAACTTGTAGCAAGGGCATTCATCTCTACTACACCAAACTGTAATCCACCTCCTACATCAGCAAAGGCAGATTCAGCAAAGGTAGCATGACCTAACATCAATCAGCATCCTCTATTGTGTTGCCATCTATCTTTGCCCACTCAAGGTATTCTTGGTAGTCTGTATTGGCAGTATGTATTGGTACATGAATAATTGTATTATCATCAGTGGTAACTTTTATATAGTTTATTGTATTATCCAAATTTTTATAATATTTTGCTGATTTAATACTCATATAAACCTCTATAATTCTGAATTAAAAAATACTGATGCATCACCATCATTAGCTGCCCTCATGTAACCAAC